AAGTTAGGTCTAGTAGCCCCTGAAGCTAAACCAGCATCATTTGCAAAATTTCCAGACGGTTGTTGAACAAGAGCAGTATCATATGGCCCACCAGAAGGATAAACTTGAAAATTAGGGTATTGATGATTAAACCCACTAGCCGCCGCTACTGAAAAAATAAATTCGATATGGGTGTTATATGTTACAGGAAAAGTAAGCCCCCCTGTAGCACTTGACCCACTTGTCGAAAGACCTGTTGTTGTATTTCCTACCGTCATTGTAGCAAATCTTGTAGGAACGTTTAAAAAATTAAGAGGATTAAATAGCGCATTCAGATTACTTGGGGTATGTGTACTAGTCGTAACAGTATTATTATTTGTAAAGTTATTACCCTCACCACTAGCATCTGTTTGAGCATTTGTAGTGTTGTCTAGGTAGAACCCGTTAGTTCCGAATGTTAATGCTTTGATTGTTGCACTTGATAGTGGTGTCCAGAATGTTCCTGTTGAATCGTATCCTGCAAAGCTAGTAGGTTCTAATGCAGTACCATCTATAAAAACCCATTCAGCCATATAACCATCAAGGTGAGATGAAGAGTTATTGTAACTCCCAATAGCCATAGTAGCATCAGCAGTAGGAACAGTTAAACCAAACAGAACAATGTCACCATTAACGTATACAATTCCTGTGCCAGCTACATTCTTTACGACCATATGATACCAACCAACATCGCGAAATAATCTTGTTGTTGCTGTATAACTACCTGAATACCATGCTAAAACGTCTGCCGTTGAATTATCACCAAAACTTAATCCAGCATCACTCGCTGTTGTAAACATCATTTTTGCAGTTGCAGAACCACGTTGACCATTGTCTCCTCTGTACACCCAAAAAGAAGCAGTCCAAGTTGTGGCAGTTCCACTCATCGAACCACGAGATAGGTCTTCAGAATTTGCGCTATTGAACAAAGCAGAGTTACCTACTGATACTACAGAGCCAGAGGCTGGTGGAGTCATCCACTGAGCGTTAGAAAACACCATTATGAGAACGCCAACTGTGGAGCACCTAACTGTATTGATCCAGATGCTTTTACAAAATAAGGTATTATATCTACTGAACTGGCAGCGGTAGATATCGTTAAGCCAGCACCAGCCGGAGTTTCGTAATCTGTGCCAAGAGATAAAGTTCTACTTCCAGTTCCATCTTGTATAATTACTATAACACCTGATTGTCCAACGGCCTCAGTGCTGGGATTAGCTAAAGTAACATCTCCCGTAAACGTTAGTATAAAGTTTTGACTAGTAGCAAAATCTAACGTCACACTTCCTGTATTACTTGTATCTGTAAGAGTGGATCCAATTGCAGCGTGTCCAAACGTTGTAACGCCAGCGGAATCTATACTTAACGCTGTGTTAGTTCCTATAGCGGTTGTTCCAATTTTAAACAAATCACTATCGCCATCATCAACACCCATACTAAATTTAGCTGTACCGCTAAGAGCAAAAGCTAAAAATGGATCACCGTCCGTTGCTGTATTGTTAACAATAAGACCCGTGGTACTTCCAGCGCCACCTAAAGTTAAACTAGTATCCGCAGCGTGAGTTAAGTTAATGTCACTATCTGAACCAAAGTTAAGAACAGCAGAGTCTGATGTTAAACTTAAATCATCTCCCACTTCCATATCTGTACTAACGGTTACCTTAGTGCTTGCTGTAAGATCAATAGTAGGAGCGGTAATTTCTACTTCAGTATCCGCATCTATATCTAACTGGCCGTCTGTAGTGGAGGATATCTTTAAAGCCGAATCTCTAAAAGAAAGATACATGGCAGCGTTTAATAAAAGACCAGCGTCAGCAACATGAGTTAAATTAACATCACTATCTGCTCCAAAGTTTAATATTGCCGCATCTGATAATAAACTTAAATCATCGCCAATACTTACATCGGCTCCGAACACTAAGTTATTAGCTAGAAAACTTGCAACCGCTGCCCCTGATCCAGCACCATCACAATAAACAATATCAGCGGAACTTGTTGCAATTGTTACGTTTGCTCCTGATCCTTGTGATAATATTAAAGATCGGTTCGTTGCGTTTACAAAAAGAAAATAAGATGTTGTTGTATTAGGCGCTATTGTTATAGTGCAGTTTTGACTTAAAGATCCTGTAAACTTAATAACTCGATACATTCCGTTTTGAAGGTTTTCAGTGCCAGAACCTGGAGAAGCTTCTCTAACAGTAAGAGTAGCCGTAGAAGCATCTGAAAGAGCTACAGATTTATATGAAGCTATTCTATCCAAAATGTCGTAATTAAAATTTGTTGTCGTACCCCACGAACCTGACTGTTCGCCAGTGGCGATTTCCTCAAAGCCGTAGTTTGTTGTAAATGATGATGCCATGATTAAATCCTTATGCCGCTATTATGTCTATCCATGTTGTACCACTGGAAGTGTTTATAATAGGAAAATTTGTACCACTTCCTGTTGTATCTATTTTTTCCCAAACTACAGGTTCTCCCATAATACCAGTTGCTGAAACTCCTGCAACCGTAAAACTTGTACCCTTTCCCGCAATTCCTATTGCACTAGTTGCTAAAACCCCTGTTGGATTAACGATATTAACTTCTGTGCTTAACGTGGGTGTTCCTAACGACCCCGTTGCACTAACACCCGCTGGGGCTATAGTGACTGTTACAAGTACAGAAGGACTTCCTACTGCACCTGTTGCACTAACACCCGCTGGGGCTATAGTGATGGGTAAGCTTATAACGGGACTTCCTACTGCACCTGTTGCACTAACACCCGTAACACTAACTGGTAATTCTTCGCTCCAAGCACCCTCACCCCAAGTGCCTCGACCCCAGCCAGATATATTAGCCATTAACCTATCCTAATAATCGCCGTAGTAGCAGCGTTTCCTGGATACTGAATAGTAAAATCACCAGCGGTAGAAGACTTATCTCCACCAAAATTTATTACGCATACCGAAGGTGTTGCAGCGTGAGTTGTCGTTCCAGCCGTTCCGGCATTAGCTAATGTAGAATTATATATTAAAGCACCCCTTGCATTCGATATGGTAGAAGTAGAAAAGGTTGTGTCTGCAAAATCTAAGAAGGCGGTAGGTACACTTGAAGCATCTGCGAGACCTAGTGTGACACTTGCTAAAGCAGCGCCTCCAGCCGTATAATTCGTTCCACTAACTTCGTTACTTGTCGTATATCCAGTTGTATCCAGATCAATAGATGAAGAGTTTGTAAACATAGCTACTTTATAAGTGTCAGCGTTAATCGTTGAACCATCTCCTCGAGAGTGAGATGTCCAAAAATGTATACCCGCTTGTATTTCTCTTTTATAAGATCCGCACATAGCGGATGAACCAATTGCCATATCAAAGTCTCCTTATTATTTCAGCTATGTCTTCATGACCTTGCTTTTTCATTAAAGCCCAAATTGTTGTTCTTTCGCTAAGTGCCATACTTTTCATATAATATATAAGTATTTCTTTCAACTTATCTCTGTGCGCTATAGCTTGATCCCGTATGACAGGTGGAGCGTTTTCGCTAACAATCATAATTTTATTTAAGGCCATATCTGCTAATTGTTCGGGACTATGACCACTATTATTACTAGTGTAGACCATCACATTCCCTACATCGGAAGACCCATTTGCTTGAAGCATTATTCTACCTCTCTTCTAAGTCTATCATACCTATACTGATCTCTAGTGTTTCGTCCCTCACCAAGGTTTTTAAGCCATCTCATTGCTTCTTGAAATCTACCGTTATAAATGTTCAATAATCCTTCATCACCCTTCATAAAAGTATAAGCTTCAACTAAGGAGCCGTATAGAAGGGCTAATTGTGCATTATCACCCAACCATGTGGTTCCGCTATCCGCACCAGCGGTTATAGAAGCTGGCCTATAATAGTAATGAAGCTCCATAGTTAAAGCAGAACTTGGAGTTGGCGCTAATATAAAAGCGGTGTCATCCCAATCAGCATAGTATATGGGAATACCTGACGTAGCGGGATTAGGTGTAAAATCTTGTAAAAAGGTTGAGTGTTTATACAACAAAAACTCATTACTAGATCCATTAACAACACTTAACGATAACGGAGAAAGTATATCTGTAGGCTTTGTTAAAAATTTATTGTTTTGTTGAGTTGTACCCGTAGTGTATTTTCTAAAAACGTCAAGCTGAACTTCTTTAAAAATTCTTTCTTCTGCGTTTATAATAAACCTAGATAACTGTGATACAAAAGTAGACTCTGTGTTTTCTGTGTAATCTTGTATCGCTGTTTTTAAAGTTGCAAATGTATAAGCCATGTTAAGCACTCACCGTTACAGGACCAGCGGAAGCAAAAGAACCGCCTCCTTGAACACCGCCTATTGTCCCTGTTTCACTAGATCCACTACTAGAAATATCTATCGTGTAGTCGTATCGAACAGTATCTCCGTATACTTGTGTTATAGCATAACCAGTACTAAACTCCAAAACGGTAGATGTAAAACCATCGAAAGCTTCAGTGTTTCTAAAACGAATAATGTCTCCTACAGATCTATTACTGCCGGGTTCTGTAATTCTAACAATAGATGATCCTACATTAACAGACTCAAAAGGATTGTTTGGTAATAAAACTTCTACGGGTGGTTCTGTTCTATCGGGTCTAGCAAAACGTAAAGCTTCTGGATCTGCTACAGCACGTCTGGGGCTAAGTTGAGGTTGTTTAATTTCAAACTCATCTTTTCCTACCATCATACCTGTCCATTCTTTTACTAAATCTCTCATTCGATACGCTCTTCCAGAACGATCAGACAACCCCATTGCGTATTTACCTGAAGCATATTTAGGCATCAGGATACACTCAACGAAGAATATGTTGGAACAAGTCGTAAGGCTGTTCTTTCTCCGTCCTCAGAGGCTGCTCTTTGAAACTCTTCTTCATAAATATCTTTAAGCATACCTATTCTATCTGGCGCTTTTTTTACAGATAAGTAATATGCTAATCCAGCCGTTAAACACGGTAAAAATCTAAAAGGTATATCGGCATCATTTGTAGCTACGTCTGCATCTTGTATGCGTCTTACCCTGTAATAAACAAGTTGATCGGTAGAGTTTTCAGGGGTTGACCATATAGAAATAGTTGGCGTTATCTGCCTGTCTATATAAAACTGAGAAGCTTTCCCTTGAGTTGTCTTATCAGGAATACCTATATAATCTGAACGTCCAATTCTAGTAAGTCCTATGTCACTACCACTTCGTCTTACAACAACTTCTAAAACATCAACCGTTGACTGAACATCAACAAGACTAAAGTTAGTTGTAACAGTTGTGGTAGCTCCACTTGAAGAACCCGTAATAGTTTCTGTTGGTGTAAAATCTTCTGTAGGAACGGTAACAGTAAGTGTTGTGGAGGAAGGTTTTGTTATGACCCCAGCAGTAGATCCGCTAGTACCTCCAGTGATAGTTTCCCCTACAGAAAAGCTACTTGTAGCAGCTACTGTTAAAGTAATAGTTCCTATTGGATATGTTGAAATAGAAGATGTAGAAGAAAGTTGAGCTAAAGTTTGCGTTAACTCTTCTACAGTCCAAAGATTTAAACCTCTATTCGCCCAATCAGCAAATAATATATTTAAAGATCTTCTAGCAGTGAGAGAGTCGTAACCTGTACGAAGTTCAAGCCCACATCTCTCAAAAGCTTCTTCTGTAATCTCAGCCATGTTTAAATTAAAATCAGATGATCCAGAAGTTGCCATGTTTATCTCCTTAAAGGATTATATCACCCTTTCATTAACGAATCTATTTTATTCTCTAATCGATCAAATCGATCATGTAGTCTAGTTATGTCTTTTGCGAGATCGTCTTTAGAAACATAATCTCTAGCAACTTCTTCTCTTGTTTTATTTAAAAGAATGTCTAAACGCTGAACCGTAGCGTGATGACTTTTAAGAAAGAAAAGAGAAATGGCCCCACCTAATGTAAGAATGCCATTCCACATATATGAAGTCATTTCATCCATCTTAATACGATTTAACAACTTCTATAACGATGCTATAGGTATCTCCTGAAGAATGACCCACTGTAGTCAGCATAATATCTCCAGTAACACCATCTCCAGCATAATTAGGAAGCCCAGCTACCTGATCAGAAAGATCTATAGTATCTGAGTAATCAGCAGGTAATCCTATTGCAACAACGTCTGTTGTTGCATCATATAAAAGAGTTACCGACATTCCCACAGTTGAAAAAGTAATCTTGCTAACACTAACAGAAGTTACCGCATCCCCTTGAGTATTAGTAGAAAGAGTAGACATATCGATTTTTTTAACTGCCGCCTCTCCCGTACCATCACTAAGGTTAGTTAGATAAAAAACAGCTTTTTTAGGTCCATCCTGTAGTTTTGTTATGTTAACTGCATCTGCCATATCTATGTCCTTAATTGTTTATAAAAAGGTGGAAGCGTTAACTTCCACCTATATTATTAACCGTTGTTAAAATCAACGTTCATGCCAGTAATGCGAATCCAAATCTTACCCGCTGTATAAGCAGCGTTTGTAGCCGCCCCTGCAACAAGATAGACG